GGGCAGTTCGGCAGTCGTGACGATATCCGTCGCCAGGTACTTCCCCGCTGGCCCCATGACCATCGCCTCGCCCTCGGCGGCGGAGGGGTCCAGATGCAACGTGAAGGCCTCTGCCTCAAGATCGGCGATATGCGCATCCAGGTCAGATGCAAAGGCGATCTTTTCCCAGATAACAGCCATTAGCCGACTCCATACTGCCGGGCTGCTTGTTCCACCGTTTCGTGCACTAGCATCTGAAGGACAAGCAACACCTGCGGCAAAGGCAGTTGCGACTCAGAGATAAAGCCGACGAACTGGTTGTGCAACTGGCCCATCTGGTCGTCCAGCCGTGTCGAATACATCTCGGCCATCTTTTTCATAATGGCCTCTTGCTTCTCGACAGCCCTGCGTACCTGCTCTTCGTTTGGTGTGTCCATTAGGCCGCCACGGTGCAGATCCATGCGGTTAGCTCTGCGGTGGCGAAGAGAATCTTGCCCACCTGCGGGTCCGCATATCCTGCCACGGCGGCTTCGTTAGCCACGGTGTGAAGTATCTGGTCTAGCGCCTGATGGTTGTCCAGATCAATGTTGGCCGTGGCCGCCGTGTGGTCGCTCAGGGCGTGCGAGACGGGGGCAGGCTGCGCCGCGCTGGTCCAGTCAGTGCCGTCCGATACCATCATGTTGCCTGCCGTGCCCGGAGCTATGCTCGGCACGTTATGGCTGTCTTTCAGCGCCTTGGCCGTGGCATACTTCGTCTCGTCGGTTCCGGTGTCGATCTCTGCCCCGGTAAGGGCGTCGGGGTTCACCTCAGCCCCGTCAGCAACGTTGATGATTGTCAGAATGTCAGCCTTGGAAAGCGCCACGATCCCACCCGTGGCCTTGCGGCCAATCAGATTGGAGGCAGCGAGTTCCACCGCTGCCGGAAGGTCTACGGTATCTGCCGCCAAGATGCTGTATGCGGCGTAGTCGCCCTTGAGCACCACATCCGTTTCATACGCCAGTTTCTTCCATGTAACTGCCACTTACAGCCTCCCTAGATCATACGTCTGTACATACTAAAATTGCCTTAAGCAATGAGTCATAATATAAAGCACCCTCCGCTTCTATAAGAGAGGCGGTTGCCGGAGTAAGAACCAATCCCTTAAACTCAAATGGCTCACTTGCAGACTCCCAAGAATCCGTTGCTTGGTTGTACCTTACGACACTTCCGTTTATTGCAGTTAAAGGAAAGACATCGCGCTTTAGCTGGGCCAATGCTCCGGCAGTCAACACTTGGCATACCTGAGAGTCGTCCAAGTGCGCAGCCGCCGTTGTTCCCTCGGCCCCCCTCGTAACTTCCCAAGTAGTGGTGCCTGCCCCGCCCGTAACAAGCATCAGTTCGTCGTCTATGATGATACGGAACTGAGCATCATCTGGAAACAGCGTAGCGTCCTGCACGTTAATGGACGTTACGGCATCGTCAATGTTTCCATCCAATGTAGTTTCCGCATTGTTGGTAAAACGCTCCATGGTCTAAGGCCCCACGTCAAAGGCGCCAGAGCCATACTTGTGCCTAACGCCCTCTGTAAGCCTTGCTATCTCGGACTCTATATTTTGGGCTACATGATTAAATGTCTCGGACTCCTGGCCTTCTCTATAGTCTGGCGTTCCAGCAGCAGTTAGAGCGAGGCCCCTGTAAATCCGCGCCAGCGCAAGGTCAACGATAATATCCAAATCGTCATCTGGAATCGTGTCGTATCCAGTTCCACCATCGTTAATCACATGAGAAGCATAGTAGAAGATAGTTATCGTATCCCCACCAGAAGCCGGGGTGTCGGCAATCTTTAACTGGTTTGTTGCCTTGCGATAGTACCACTGGCCCGAGAGCATCTTTATGCTTTCGGCCTGCTCGATATCGTCTATGATTCTCTGTGACCAGACGTGGTATCTCTCTGGTTGAGCAGAGAGGAAAACGTTCTCACTCTGTACTCGAGACTCTGAGTAGTACGTTCCCCCAGGGAAGTAGCGCACTTCCTTTATATCCGTAATCCCCGTAAGCAAGGCCAAAGAGTATAGCGTTGTGTCTGCTATCACCGTTACGGTTGACTCCAAGATCCGTGGGTTCCAGCGGTTATACTCCCTAACTGCGGCAGCGATGTGCCGGTTGAGAGTCGTCTGGTTGACCCTGCCATATAGATCTTGGACGCCTAGGCTAATGTCTGTGATTAACATAGTCGGACACCTTCTGCTCAAGCACCCGCTTGGGTATTGGCCCGTACAACTCTTCTACTATCTTGTCCCCATCCATAATCCTTGTAACCGGAAGAGAACCAACGCTCTCTCCAATTGCTTCGGGATGAGCCCCTATGTCTATGTACTCTACTGAATCTCTAAGCGTTCGCTTCATCATTTCGCAAGCGTTACAATGCTTACTCGTAAGAACAACTACCTTCACTCGATAACCTCTGGCCGCCAAGCCCCGTTAAAGTACATTCCCATTCTCACGCCTTCAGCCCTAATCGCATTCCCAAGAACTCTGCCCATCAGAAAGTTTTTACCGTTATAGTATTCAGTAGGAGCATTGTATCCCTTGAGGATTTCTTTCCACTCGCCCTGCTGCCGAAGATAAGCCCCGGCCTCCGTCCAGTTTCTGTTCCACGCAGAAGGGACCGTAAAATATACTGGCGCCATCTGCTTCCACGCCTTTAGCATCCGCCCCACTTCTTCGTAGTGATACTTCTGGAATAGGTTTACGGAAACTACGGCATCTACCTTTGGGGTGTTGTCTCTGTTTATCAAAAGCGGATCGCCATCGGCAACCCAAACCCTACACCCCAATGCCCCAAGCTCCGCAGATCCTTCGGTCCCAATGCACAGTATCCTGCCAGTTACTTCTTCGCGGACCTTCTTGTAAAAGAACTCCAGATCAGTCTCGTTACCGCTAGCGGTAAACTCGTGATGCTTGGTTCCCTTAATTAGACCGAGCAATCTCTTGGCTGCGTTGTTGTGATCTCTCACATAGTTAACCGCCGCATGTTCTGCAAGAATGTATTCGTCTTCTGCGTGCTCATATACATGCCGCATCTGCTCTATAAGATGCTCCCAGTCTGGAACCGACCACTTGCCTCCGATAGGGCAGTCTTCCTCTTTGTCTACCATAACGGGAATGGCATAGTCTTCCAAGTCCACCATTCCAGTATGGTGCCCGTAGATTGTTGGAAGTCCAGTGCAGATCGCCTCCCTTGGAGGCATCCCATACCCTTCTCCCTTGGTTGCAAAGAGCATGCAGTCTGCTCCATGTAGCCAGTCGAGAAGTGTCTTCCTATCCCACGTCTGGTCTATGATCTTTATGCGGGGATCCTCTAGCGTTGGGATGTGTCCCTTACTGCCACCAAAGATAGCCCCTCTGGTTTTTAACTCTAGCCTTACGTCTGGATACTCTTCTTTTGGAAAAGCCGCTAGAAACGCAAAGACAGTTTCGTATGGAGACTTCCTTCCATTCAGTGTTCCGTAGGTAACAAACTTGAATGTCTCTTTCCTAACCCGCCTCTGTGCTGTGTAAAAGTCCTTGTGAACTATCAGATCACATACGTCAATCGGCCCATCATAAAACTCTGCGAATACATTCTTTGAGTATTCAGAAGGAACGATTAGCTTGTCTACAAATCTGCATTCATGCGCCCACTCAGGATGAAACCTTAGCGGGTCGTCACTTTCGTACATAGTAAAGCCGACCCGTATCTTGGTCGGCAACTTTCGGAACTCGCCCGGCGTTGCCATGCACAGCCCATATTCAGGGAGCACGGAAACTGGCTTGCGTAACTGCTCAATTGTGTAAGCGTCCAGGCCCTCGTCGAGACGGAACCAGCAGTCCCGTACAACTAGAGAGTCCATGTGGCGCAATTCTAAAAGATAATTCTCCGCTGCCGTCCCGTATCCGTCTCCCTGCGACAGGGCACTCATCCAGAACAACCCATCTGTTCCTGTAGTTGCTGGTTTAACATCCACCAACCGCAGTTGCAGAGCGTCCATTGCTACTTCCAAGGGGAGATCAGTTGGCGCCTGAAGCCACTTCCCGGCGGGAAGCTTAACTCCCGACACCACCTGATCTATCCCCGTATGGTTCCTAACTTGCACCAAGTTCCCCCTTAGTGTTTATCAGGCAGAGATCGTGATAGTTGCGAACATGTCCGGTGCGCACATGTATCGCCCGTTACGGGTCCTGACGTTCTGGTTCCAACTGTCGTTGTTCACCAGCGCACCAGGAAGGGTAGCGTCGTCATAGTCTGAACTGGAAGCGTACTGGCGAGGCATGGGCATGAGGGGAACATAAGGAGACCAGATGTAACCCGCATGCAGCATGCTCTCGGGATAGTACGACACGATAGCCTTGGTCGCGGTGATGTAATCAGACGAGTACAAGTCCCACCTGTTGCTCACCCGGCCCTCGAACTTAACACCCGAAGGCAGCGGTCCCTCAATCGTCGGACCAACAGCATCCGTCATCACGAAGGAGTTAGCCTTCATAAAGTAGGTGATAGCCGTGGAGCCAGCGATGATGTAGTTGGCGCCGCGCTTGCGGTTGTCACGGATCAGTTTCTCTGCGTCGATCACAGAGTGGAACAGAGTCTCATACCATTCCTTGGCAAGATAACCAGACCCTAGGGTATAGTGCCAGGTTGTGTTACCAGCGGTAGCATCGGTCTCCATCTGATAGAGAACGCGATGCTCGAGTTCCCGAAGGATCTCCTGCCCCATTGCCTGTAGCATCTCACTCGGCACGTCAAGGCCAAGGGTGCCACGGGCGTCTTCCTCAACCTCGGTCGTCCACTCTGCATTCAGAATGTCCTTCGTGGCAGTGACCGAAGTAGACGACAGGCCAAGACGCATTTTCTTGGGAACCTGCGCCTCTGTCCGATATGCGTAGTCGGAATCCGCAGTCGTCACCTGAACATCGCCATCGCTCTCGCGGTAGAACTTCAGCCAGTAGACGTTCATCACGCCGCCCGACTGCATAGGCATCGGCTGCACAGAGCAAATGCTATTCATAATCAGGGACGGGAAGATCTCACGGATCAAGGGAAGGGTGAACTCTGCGGGAAGCGATACCGAACTCTTGGTCGTCGCCTCATAGAGGCTACGAGGAGCAGGGTTCGCCATGATCTGATTCTCGAACATCAGGCTCATCATCGGCCAGAGCTTGGTCGGAACGGGCCATAGGTTATACTTCTTGCCGTCTACCTCAACGCGCTCGCCAAGATAGGGCGACCACTTGAGCATGAGGGCTTTCACTCGGGCCTCATCCTCTTCGCGCATACTGGCCCCACCCATAGAGCGGTTGGTATCTGAGAACATCGCAAGCGCCTCGGTCAGCTTGCGCCGATCATCGGCATACGTCATCTTCATGTTATTTCTCCTAGCGAGTAAATCTAACGATTTCGGGCGTCAAGAGGCCATCCCCATTAGGAACGTCCTCCTCTGTATCGGCGTCCTGCTGCTCGCCCTTGCCCTTGGGCTCGATGGTGGTAGTAAAGGACGCGATTACCTCATCACGTAGTTCCTTCACTTTTTCAGAAAGCTCAGTTTGGTCGCACTCGGCTACCTGCTCTACCAACCCACTCACCCATTTCGGCGCAGCGGCCTCATAGCGCGCCAGTTTCCATTCAGCCTCAGCGAACCGAGCCTGAAGAGATTCAAACTGTTCGGTTGCAGCATCAAGCTCTGCGGTACTCCTTGCTTCCTCAAGACGCGCAGTAAGCTCCACAGCCTCATTGGTCATACGATCAATGGTGGCCGCGCCTTCCGCGATCTTCTCCTTCAGTTCGTCCCGCTCTGTTACGAAGGCCCCAAGCGCTTCGCGCAGGTAGCCCTCCAACAGGTCAGAACGATTGGCACGCACGTCTTCTAGCGTGACTTCGTTCCAATCCATGTTGTTCTCCTCGGCCCACTTTGGGGCTTCTTCTAGTATTTTGATAATCCCGGCACCTTGAATGCCAGGACGCTCACAAAAGTCAATACCCTCGAACACGGCCCACTTCATGACATCAAAGGTCTCGCCTTCCAACTTTTCTGACTTTGATTCATACTGCGTGCTGCGCAGGGACACTCTAGACATAACGCCATCTTCGATAAGGGTCATCATGTCAGATCCGTCAGATGTTGGGCTAATCTGCGCCTCAAACACCATCTTCCCGTCTTCATGTCTTAGGGCAAAGATCTTGCCAATTGGCATAGCCCCCTCAAACCATGACTCATGAGAGCGGTGCATTGTCGTCGCATGCCCTTGAGATACCCACTGCTCAGTCCTGACAATGGACTCGTCAATAAACTCGGCGGGGTAGAATCGCCTGTTCCCACTAACGGCGTTCTCAAACATCGCTACGCCCTCAAAGCGAAGGCGCCCGTCTTCCCCGCGAGTTATGTTTCTAGGCTTAATCTCGAACTCGAGTAGGGGTTCATTCATGTTATTTCCTCATCGCGGTTACTTCAGCGGACTTAGCCGCCTCTTCTGCCCGCTCTGTAGTGGCGGGACCAAACCGCTCCTTAAAGGATGTCCTAACAAAGGCATCGTGACCGACCTCTATGAGAATCAACTCGTGCACGCCAGCGGCCAGCTTGTCCAGGTCGGCACACAGAGAAGACGACCACTTATCTATCGTCGCCCGCTGGTCGTTCATTAGGTCCCTAATGGCGGCGGAGTGCTTGTCGGCAAGCAGGCTGATCGCCTGATTGTTGGCCTCTCGTTGCTCTTTAATAAACTGCCGGGACGTTTCCTCTTGCTTGGTAAGGTGGTCCAAGAATAGCTTAACCGTTATGAACATAACTGCGGCGAACAGAACCAGGGCCGGGAGTTCTTTAGCTAGTGTTTGTAAAAGTTCAGGATCCAGCATCTGGCACCCTCGCGTAATAGGCTTCTGCTTGCTGCCGTTGCGCGGGGGTCATTCTAAATAGCTTTTCCCGCACCTGATCCGGCGTCATAACTTTGTTGTTAATGATATTGGTTGCCGCCATACCAAGCTGGTTATATACTTCTGCCCTCTCTGCATCGTCCTGCATTGACGGGCTGGGCCACTCGATTACATATGGAACATCAGCAGGATTAATGTCTTGAAGCAAAAGCTCCAGGTCGATTACGCTGTGAATAAGCTCCGACGCAAGCATCTGGACTCGCCGGATAGTTCGAGCAAACCGCTCATCTTCCCACTGTAGCGTGCTTTTGGCATTAAGGTTCTGCTCTACGCCAAGGTGTGCCGCAGGTACTCCAGTAGCCGTAATGAGTTTGGTGCGCCAGTATTCAACTGCGGCTATATTCCAGAAGCCCGTATTGGATGTGTCCAGAACACTTACGTCATTAAGTGATTTGGCCCACGACCCTCCGTTGTTAACGTACCCATTGCCGACATATAGGTCTTGTACTGTGGTTAGCCGATGAGCTCCTTCTTGCTGTGCGGCAACCGCCCTTTTAGTAAGGGCGTCCTTCATCTGCTTAACCCTGCGCTCTGCTTCTGGCGGAGACATCCCCGTGGTATCGATCTGGAAAAGCAGCCTTGCAAAGGCCCTGGTTAGCCAGTTAATAACCAGCGCCTCTTCCATTGCCTGTAGTTTCTTAAAAGGATAGCGGGCCGACTCTAGAGTGGCCCTGCCATACCGGCTCATTCCAGATCTTCCCCATCTAAGATGAAGGATCTGAAACGGGTAGAATCCCGCAATAAACCGCATGGATCCAGGCTCATATTGCTCAAAGGCCCACTCGCCTTGCTCTTTACCAGTCTTTAGAAGCCCATGCTTATCTTCATTCCGATACATTGAGTATGGGTTCATATACATAAGGCGAGAGACATGGCCTTCGCCGTTAACGATTAGCTGGATAAACGACTCGCCATACTTGAGCGTTTCCCGCATGAACGAGTAAGTCTTGCTTTCAAGTTGGTTGCGCCGAACACAGTCCTCAATAATCTTCTGGCGCCCCTTGCTAATAAACACTCCCTCATCATATCTAATATGGAAGGAGCGTTTTACTCCATCAGGAGCGTTAATGGCATTGTCTGCAAGGATGTCCAGTGCCCGTGAGATCTCCGGCATTGTGGAGTCCATGCGGTCCATATCATGGTATATATCAAACCGCTTGGCCCCGAGCGAGGAGGTGTCGTATGCCCACTGGCTTGTCTCATGTTCGGGCGCAACACCAACCGTGCTGGTGGTTGTGCCTTCGGGCCAGAACTTACCAGCAAGGCGGCGGGCTATTCTAGTTCGCCAAGTATTAGGTTTATCCATTACGTCCTATAACGAAAAAAGCGGCCAACCCCGCCCTCGCAAAAGGGAGTGTGTTGGCCGCCGCTAGGCGATATTTATCTAGGCACAGTATAACTATTATATAACTAAATGTCAAGTGCTATGACAATTTATATACAATCTGCATGGCATTTAAACAAAAACGGCTTGTGCCAAGTGGATAGAGGTCTTGGCGCAAGTCGTTAATCTGCGACCAGCGGTCCACTCCTAGGTTGTGGCGGGGGTGGG